GATCTACCCCTACAGTTATGCGTTCCCGACCGACTGCCTGTATGCGCGGAAGATCGTGAACCAGATATTCCCTGTCGATTACTGGCCGTTTGCTGGTAATGACGTGTGCATCCCGCAACTGCAGCCCATCCCGTTCCGAGTGATTCAGGGCGAATCTACCCGCCTGATCGCCACATCTGTCACTCCGGCCACGCTCGAATACACCGTTCGCATTGACGATCCCGGCTTCTTCGATCCCATCTTCGTATCTGCGCTGGCCTACAAGCTCGGTGTCGAGATCGCGCCTGCGCTGGCGAAAGACCCAGGTATCGCTGACCGGCTGGAAGCTGCCTATCGCGGAGTTGTCGATTCTGCCTTCGCGCAGAGCATGAACGAGAGCGAAGGCCCGCAGATGCCTGAGTCAGTATTCATCACCGGGCGCGAAAGCCGATGAGCCAGAGCATCCAGCCATCGTTCAGTTCGGGCGAGTTGGCCCCGGCCACCTATGCCCGCGTCGACCTGAACCGGTATTTCACCGGGCTCAGAACGTGCCGCAACTTCATGGTCATGCCGGAAGGCGGGGTTCGCAACCGATCCGGGACCAAATTCCTGGCAGAAACCAAGGTCAGCGCGCAGAAGTCGCGGCTGATTCCGTTCCAGTTCAGCACCGAGCAGACCTACGTCCTTGAGTTCGGTGTCGGCTACATCCGGTTTTACACCAACGGCGGGCAGCTGCTAAACGCAGGCCTGACGTATGAAATCGCCTCGCCCTACGTCGAGGCAGACCTGTACGCACTGAACTACACACAGTCGGCCGACGTGATGACGATCGTTCATCCCAACTACGCGCCGATGGAGCTCAAGCGCTTTGGCCCTACCAACTGGACGCTGACCGCGATTACGTTCGTGCCGACGATCCAGCCACCCACCGGGCTGTCGGGGATTCCCCGTACGGGCGGTACTGGCGACACCACTGTCTATCGGTATGTGGTCACCAGTGTGTCGACCGATGAGTCAGCAGAGGAATCCCTGCCAAGTGCGCAGGCCAGTGTCACCAGCTGGGATAATAAGGCTGGCGCGGTTCTCACCTGGACCGCCGCGCCCGGCAGTGTCGACCACTACAACATCTACAAGGACAACAACGGGTCGGGGATCTTCGGATTTATCGGCCAGGCCTCCGGGCTGACCTTCACTGATAATGCCATCGGTCCGACCAAGACAGACACCCCGCCGTCGTTCGATAACCCTTTCGCCAGTGGCAACAACCCGGGCGTGGTCGGCTATTACCAGCAGCGCCGAGTGTTTGGCGCCAGTAATGCAAACCCTCAAACGCTGTGGTTCAGCCGTGTCGGTGCATACAACAACTTCGGCTTCTCCACTCCGACCAAGGACGACGACGCGATCACGGTCACGCTTGCGTCACGGCAGGTGAACCGCATCCGCGCCCTGGTGCCGCTCAAGGAATTGCTGGTGCTGACCTCTGGTGCAGAGTGGACCATCACCGGTGACGCGACAGGCCTGAAGCCCACCAACATTCAGGCTCAGGTGCAGAGCTACATCGGCTCGGGAACTGTCCCGCCGGCGGTCTACGGCAACACCGCGCTTTACGTTCAAGCCCGGGGGCAGAAGCTTGCCGACCTGGCTTACTCCTACACCAGTGATGGATTTCAGGGGCAGGACCTCACCGTCTTGTCGTCCCACCTGGTGCGCGGGTTTGAAATCGAAGACATGGCGCTGGCTCAAGTACCGAACAGCGTGCTGTGGATCGTGCGCAATGACGGACAGTTGCTGGGTTTCACCTACCTACCGGCTCAGGAAGTGTTCAGCTGGCACCGACATGACACCGACGGGTTCTACGAGTCCGTGGCATCAGTGCCGGAAGGTGATGAAGACGCGGTGTATTTCATCGTGCGCCGAATCATCAACGGCGTATCGCGGCGTTACGTTGAGCGCCTTGCCTCTCGTCAGTTGAGTGTTCCGGGTGAAGACACCGAAATTGATCGGGCCTTCTTTGTGGACAGCGGCCTGATGTACGACGGGCGCGGCGCTACCTCAGCAGCGCTTGCGCTCACCGGTGGCACAGACTGGAAATACCCAAACTCTATAACGCTGAAATCAGTCTCGCCCGCATTCAACGTCGGCGATGTGGGCGGGACCATTGAGCTGGTCGGGGATGACGGCGAGATTGTTCGGGTACTGGTCACAGCGTTTGGCACGTCCCAGTCCGTCACTGTGATTCCGCAATCCATTGTCCCGGTATCCCTTCGCGACAAGAACGCCACGCGCTGGGGCAGGGCCAAGCAATCGTTCTCAGGCCTGTCCCACCTTGAGGGGCGTCAGGTCAGCATTCTGGCCGACGGCAACGTGCAGCCTCCGCAGATCGTCACGGGCGGGACTGTTGGAATCCAGCGGCCTGCAATGCTGGTCGCCATCGGCTTGCAGTTCATCAGCGACCTCGAAACCCTGGACATGACGCTGCAGAACCAACCGAACTTCCTCGGTGTGCAGAAGCGCATCAATTCGGTAACTGCCATCTGTGAGCAGAGTCGCGGCATCTTCGCTGGGACGGATGCCGACCATTTGTATGAGTTCAAGCAGCGCAGTTCCGAGAACTACAACGACTCAATCCGACTGCTGACAGGGCTGGCCGAAATTCAGGTATCCGGGAAATGGGAACAGCCAGGCAGGATATTCATCCGCCAGTCTGACCCCTTGCCCGCCAGCATTCTGGGGGTGCTCTTTGATGTGCAAGCAGGGGGCTAATCTGGTCGACGTCAAGGCGCGCCATGTCACTGCCTTGCTCGCGCATGTCCGTGAAGCAGATCGCGTCGAGCTTGAAGCGATTCGCGGCTGGTCGGTGGAACACGAACTGATTCACGCGATCGACAGAAGCTCGCGTGCCCGGGCCTGTATCTGCGACGGGAAAGTGCTGGCGATCTTTGGTGATGTGGCTCACGACTCCATTTATGGGCTTCCGTGGATGGTCAGCTCGACATGGATCGAAGTCCATCGCCGCGCCTTTCTAGCCGAATGCGTGGATGTCGTTGCCGATATGCGCACCCGCCATCAGCGACTGATCAACTTCGCCGACGTGCGAAACACCCAGGCTGTGCGCTGGCTCAAGTGGCTGGAATTCACCTTTCTGCCCGCCATTCCTTACGGCATGAACCAAGAACTCTTTTACCCATTCGAGATGGAGGGCACTGCATGTGCGCAGTAGCGGCAATTCCTTTTGCCTTGATGGCAGCGCAGGGCGCCATGGGTGCGAAGTCTGCAAACGAGGCGGGCGCAGATCAGGCCTCGGCTGATCTGCAGAACGCTGCATATTCTGACGCGGCGGCAAACGATGCGATCAAGCGTGGCGCTGTTGAAGAAGATCAGCAGCGTCTGGCGACCACGGCCGCTATCGGCACCCAGCGTGCAGGTTTCGCTGCCAACGGGATCGATGTGAACAGCGGCACCGCTGCAAACATCCAGGATGACACCGCTCAACTTGGTGAATTCGACGCCCTGACGATCCGAAACAATGCCGCGCGCGAGGCTTGGGGCTACAAGACACAATCCGATACCTATCGCCAATCGGCGAAAACCGCAGTCCAGTCGGCCAAGAACAATATGTTCGGCTCGCTGCTGGGCGCCGGCGCTCAGGGCGCTTCCGCCTACGCCAAGTTGGGGAGATAAGATGCCTACCGTTCCCCAATACCGCAGACAGGTTCAGCAGGCAGCCCTGCCAAACGTTCGTGCGCAGGCTCAGGTTGTCGACACCCAGGGTCTTGAGCGAGGAATTTACCAAGCCGGCCGGGCAGCAACCGATATCGTCGAAGAGCAACAGCAGCGCGCCGACACCGCCTCCTTGCTCGATGCAGACAACAAGCTCACCGAGTGGCAGAACAACGCCTTTTTCAACCAGCAGGATGGCGTCTACACCCGCAAGGGCAAGAACGCGCTGGACGTCACGAACCAGACCCTCGACCAGTTCGATAAATACCAGCAGGAGGTCGGGTCTTCTCTGACCAACGACCGCCAGCGCGCGCGATTCAACCAGATCGTGCAGTCGCGCAAGGGCTCGATGTCGCAGGACCTGAACCAGTACGAGTTCAAGCAGAACCAGCAGTACATGAACGACACGGACAACGCGTCGATCAAGCTGTCTCAGGACTCCGCCGCGCTGAACTTCAACGATCCCAACAAGGTGGGCTACTTCCGTCAGAAGGCCATGGACGTGATTGCCTCCCAGGCTGATCGCAATGGCTGGTCGCCGGAAGAAACCCAGCTTCAGCAGCTGGGTGCCAGTAGCCGCTTGCTCACCGGGGTGATCGGCCGGCAAGCAGAGCAGGACCCGGCCGGGGCCAAGAAGTATCTGGAAGCCTCCCGCGAGGGCATGACGGCTGATGACCAACTGAGGGTGGGCAACGCCATTCAGACCGAGGAGCGCCGCCGCGAGGCCGAGGCCCGGCAGAGACTAGTGGAGCAAAGACAGCTACAGGCTATCGCTCGACAAGAGCTGTCTGGTCGCCTTCAGGATGCTCAGGTGGCGCTGATGAATGGCGTTCAACCCGTAGACATGCCAAGCAAGCAGGAAATAATCAGTGCCCATGGAGGCGCCCAAGGGGAGAAGATCTACAGCCAGTTGAGCAAGCTGCAACAAATTGGGCCGGCCACGCAGGAGCTAAGGACCGCCACTCCAGAGCAAGCTACAGCCATTCTGGATGCTCACGACCCAACAAAGAATGCGCCCACCAACGCTGACGGCGTTCCCGTGGTGGCATCAGGATTCAAAACGGATAACGAAGTCCACGGCTTACTGACCAGGGCGGCTGCCAATTTCCAGAAGCAGCGAGAGGCAGATCCGGCGGCGTATGTAATCAAAACCAGTCCTGCTGTTCAGCAAGCTTATGTTCAGGCCCAACAGAACCCGTCGCCAGAGACGAATGCCGCATACATCACAGCTTCGTTTGCTGAACAAAAAAGACAAGGGGTTGCAGATCCTAAGGTTTTGCCCGAGCAACAGGCGTCAGCTTTGGCGAACCAGCTCACGCAGTCCGAGCCCGACCAGCAGGCCAAAACACTATCAAAGCTATCTGACACCTACGGCAGTGCCTATCCAAAGGTTCTGTCGCAGTTAGGTGGTGATGCACCGGTACAGACCGTCGCGGGAATGGTCGGCAGCGCCAACAAAGATATTCAAACCCAGCGCTCTGGCATTTTCAGCCAAGGTATTAGCCGGTCGCCGGAATTCATTCAGAACACATTGCTCACCGGTGACGCTGCACTCAAAACAAAGGCGTACAAGCTGCCGCCATCGACCAACACAGCAGGGGAGATAACCACAGGTCCGGATAAAGAGTTCTATGACGCTGCAAATGGACTTCTCGACCCCGCATCTATGCGTACTTATCACGCTGCATACCAGTCCTATTATGCCGGTCGGGCAATACAGGACGGCAAATATGGAGAATCTTTCGAGCCTGGATATGCACGCGAGGCACTTGCCGCAATTGGTCTTTCACCTGTTGAGGTGGGGGCAGGGAAAACACTCCCCCCATATGGAATGGACCCGAACGTTTTCAAGGATCGCATAAGCGCTCAATACCAGGAGTTTCAAAAACAGACCGACAGCAAGCACAGCTTGAGCGATGTGAAGCTATACGCTGGTCCGAACTCGACCTACGTGGTCCGCGATGCTCTCGGCAACAAGCTGACCACCTTGAAGGTGGATCAATGAATTTCATTGATGAGAAAGGCTTCAATGATCTTCAGGCCTCGCTGGATGGGCGGTCGGAATCAGGGGTTGAGCCATCATTCGTGTCTGGCTCGGCCGGTGCGTTATTCAACGGCGCGGCAAATGGATTCGCCCAGGTTTCATCTCAAGCTATGGCTGGCGGTTACGACTCAACAGAAGGGGCCAGTGCGCTGTTCGGGCTTATTGATGAAGACCCGGCAGCCGCCTATCCAGGTCCTGAGACGATAAGGCAGAACGCCAAGTGGGCATCCGACACGCTGCGGCCTGACCCGCAAACCACTGGCACCATGGCGCAGATACTGTTTGGTTTAGGCGATGTTGTCACTCGCTTCGCGACAGGATTTGCCGTCGGCGGTGTCGGCGGTGGTGCTGCTCTTTCAGGCGGATCGGTTGGCAAGGAGCGGTATGACGAACTAATCGATGAGGGTGTGGACCCTAACACTGCGCTGGGGGCGGCT